AGAGTTTAGTAAGCCAAAGTGGTAAGGCTTATAAGGCAGCTGAACTAACCTACAAGAATGAACAAGGTCAAATAGCTTCTAAGAAGATTATGGAATTTGACAAGCTCTTACCAAGCTTCCTTTCATTCAAGTCAGGTGATGTACTAGATGTGGTAGAGGTAGAGAATGGGGCTTACCCTAAGTGGGTTAGAGCTTCTGTAGTAACGGGAGGTTCACAACCTGTAAAGAGTTTGACAGGTTCTGGAGGTGGAACACAGAAGAGCACATCGACTTATGAAACATCTGAGGAACGTGCTAAGAAGCAAGTATACATTGTACGTCAGTCTTCTATAGGTCATGCGGTTAATCTATTAGGTGGTGGTGCTAAACTAGCATTGGTATTAGATACAGCTAAAGCTTTTGAAGAGTATGTATTTGGTTTAGCTCCGTCTGTAGATGACCAAGTGTCATTTGATGATACCTTTCCTGATGATATACCTTACTAATGGCTATCGGACGTAATGACATTACAGGAGATAAGTTAGTGTCCAAACCTACTAACCAAGCCTTTGAGGATGGGTATGACTTAGCTTTTGGTAAGAAGAAAGCTCGTAAGGTTATTGCTCTACTTGATGGTGATATCTTTATGTATCGTATTGGGTTCACTACTGAAGATGAAGATGAGGCTATTGCTAAGTTTCGTATTGATGAGATGATTCAATCTTGTCTAGATGAAACCTTTAGTACAGAGCATCGTATCTTTATTACAAGTGGTGAGAACTTTCGTAAAGCTTTAGACCCTCAATACAAAGCTAATCGTATTGATAAACCTAGACCTAAACATCTACCTATGTTAAAAGAACATCTGATAACTAAGTGGAATGCTGAGGTTGCAGTTGGTATGGAAGCTGATGACTACCTAGCTATCAATCAAACTAATGAATCTATTATCTGTACCATTGATAAGGACTTGAAGCAAGTGGTTGGTGAGCATTACAACTTTGTAAAGAAAGAGTTTTCAGTTGTTAATGAGTTACAAGGTTTACTTACCTTCTACTCTCAGTTTCTAATTGGGGATGCTTCAGATAACATCATTGGAGTAAAAGGTATTGGTCCTGTAGGTGCTGCTAAGTATTTACAACACCTTCCTACTGAAGTTGATATGTTTAATGCTGTACGTCTTGTCTACAAAGATGATGCACGTATGAGATTAAATGGTCAGCTCTTGTGGATGCTCCGTTCTTTAGATGATGATTGGGGTGTTAGGTTTGATAAGCTAAAGGATAACAATGAATGGATGGACTGATGGAAGGGTCAAGGGCTTTATTACTAGTGTTATTCGGGGTGGGTTTAGGCGTTGGCCTCCCAAGTTTAACGTTTTATCTGCAGCAAAGAAGGGAAAGAAAGTTAATACAGCAACAGGTAGAGTGGCTGAACACTATGAGTGCTTTGCGTGCAAAGAAGCGTTCCCAGCTAAGGAAGTGCAAGTCGACCACATAGAACCTGTAGTAGACCCGAAGGTAGGGTTTGTAGACTGGGATACATTTATCTCACGTCTATTCTGCGAAGCAGAGAATCTACAAGTCTTATGTAAACCATGTCATCTCTCTAAAACTAAACTAGAGAAAGACGAACGTAAACTAAAAGGAAAATAATATGACTAAATTAAAAGCAAAAGTAATGTGGGCTAACTTAAATCACTTAAACGAAATGTCTGGTAAGTACCAAGTAGACTTCTGTAACCTGTCTAAAGGTGCTGTTGATGCTCTAGCTAAAGAAGGTATCCGTGTCTTAGAGGGTAGTAAACCTGGTGAAGACAAGGGTAGTTACATCACTTGTAAGTCTATCTATCCTATTCAATCCTATTATGAGGATGGTTCTGAGGTAGCTCCTACTACTAAAGTATCTAATGGTTCTGAGGTAGAAGTAACTATCAACCCTTACACTTGGGAATTCAAAGGTAAGAGTGGTGTGAGTGCTTCAATTGTTAAACTGGTATTTACTAAGCTAGTTGAGTTCAAACATGAAGATGACGGTTCTAAGGCTATCTAATGATACATGCCTTCATACCAGATTTGCAAATCAAACCAGGTGTGGACCTATCTTACCTATCAAATATTGGTAGGTACTTAGCTCATAAGAAACCAGACCGTATCATTCTTATTGGGGATGTGGCAGACATGCCCTCCCTAAGTAGTTATGATGTGGGTAAAAAGAGTTTCGAAGGTAGGACATATAAGGCTGACGTTGAGAGTGTACATGAAGGTATGCGACTCTTGATGCAACCAATCTTTGAAGAACAACAGAAGCTAGTTAATGGGGGACGTAAGAGATGGAAGCCAGAACTCATACTTACTTTAGGCAATCATGAAGACCGAATTAATCGTGCTATTAATCTTGATAGGAAGCTTGACGGGCTCATTAGCATACGTGACTTGGGATATAGTAACTTCGGATGGCAAGTCTTTCCTTTCTTGGAGGTTGTGGTTAGAGACGGTATTGCCTACAGCCATTATTTTACTAGTGGTATCATGGGTCGCCCTGTTGGTACTGCAAGTATGCAGCTTAATAAAAAGCACATGTCTTGTGTAGCAGGTCATCAACAAGGTAGACAGATTGCCTATGGTAGACGTGCTGATGGTAAGGAGATGACTTCCATAATTGCAGGGAGTTGTTACCTTCACGATGAGAGTTATCTTGGGTCACAAGGCAACCAACATTGGCGTGGTATGTATATGTTCCACAACGTTGATGATGGCTCGTTCGATGAGATGGCTGTACCCTTAAGTTACATAATTGAAAACTATAGCTAGTGCTTGTGTTCATACTTATAATAACATTTGTAGTTATATTTATAAATAGGAAAACTTAATGGAGGACTTCATATTGAAACAACTATTATCTAATCATTCTATTTTAGAATGTGAAGGCTTTGGTAAAGAGTCTCAAAAAGCATGGGAGGAACATGAGGCTATTAAGAAAGACTTCTCTTGGCCTTATGAACCAAACTTAATCAAACCTATCTTACATAACAGGGCTGAAACTCCCGACGTAAGTAGGGCTATTGAAAAGCAAGTAGGGGGTGACCACTACAAGGGGTTTACCATTCAACCTGCTGAGTTCTGTCATGTAAATAATATACCTTACCTAGAAGCTACAGCTATTAAATACTTATGTAGGTGGAAGAAGAAGGGTGGGGTACAGGACCTTGACAAAGCTATTCACTTCATTGAGTTACTAAAGGAGTTCGAGAATGCCTCTAACGCTGGAAGAACTTAAAGAACTATTAATAGATAGAAAGAGTGAACAAGAGTTCATGGAACTACTTGACCTTGATATGACTGACTTGGTTCATGCCTTCTCAGACATTATCAATGATAACTTTGAGTGGTTAGAACAAGAGTTTACATTGGAGGATGAAGATGATTAATCTATTTGAAAAGTATACAACACCTCTGGTGTGTCTAGCTTCTTTCTTTGTGGGTGTGTATGCTTGTACAGCTTGGCATTCACTTGGAGAAGCTAAACAACTAAGAGACATTCAAGAGCAAGTAATTAAGCAAGCAACCATCAATCGTAAGGTAGTATCTGACCTACAAGATGTTAATGCTAAATCTGTTGTAGAGTATAACGAGTTAAAGGATAAACTAAATGCAACTAAAATTACTAATGTTCCTTGTAAGCTTACCATTCCTGCTATCAAGTTGTGGAATCAATCAAAAGGAGTTGAGAGCAAACTGCCCACAGATACCACAGGAGTTATTGAAACCCCCAGCACCTCCGATAGCATTGGGGACAATGCAACCCCTGCTGAAGGAGTAGGTATCAAGTTGGTGTTAGATAATGCTTTAGCTAATGATAAGATATGTAATGATATGAGGAGTCAAATTAATGGCATCATCAAATGGAACTCTGACACCTTTGGAAAGTAAACTAGAACTTGCTAACTATTTGTTAAGTACAATTGACTTAGCAGTTGAGAATGGTGATGAAGAGCTAGCTATTAGACTTGTAGCTGAGTTAGCTGTTTACTTAATTTCAATTGATAAGAAGTGTGTAGCGAAAGGATTATAATGGTAGCAGCAGTTAAGAAAGCTAAAGTAAAAGTAGAACAAAAGCAATGGGCTGTTCAACTAGGATGTGAAGTAGAGATTCTTACTAGAGGTCACTATCCTGATACATTTATAGTTAAACTTCCTGATGGAAATAAAACAGAAGTAGACTTAGCTTACTTAGCTAAGTTACATTAAGGAGTGTTATGACAATTGAACTTGCATTTATTCCAGGTTGTATGTTAGGTGTTGAACTTGTATCACAGGTGACGACACACTTTGTAGTAGTAGATTTATTTATCGTAAGACTTTTAATTATTATAGGAGAATAGTATGGACTTTACACAAGCAACAATTACTAAATTATCTAATGGTTATGTAGTAGCTTTACAAGGATATAGTGCTTTGGACAAACAACAGATTGGTGAACAGTATATTGCTAAAGATTTAGCTGAAGCAGTAGGTTTTATCTCTGGTGAGAAGAAATCGGTTGCTGCAATCGCTCTACAAAGCGTTAAAAAGAGTTAAGGTAAGCTAGGGTATCAGAAAGGGGGTAGCTCCCAGCTGGGCTACCTCCCTGTTCGTTCTAGAGCATTAGTGCTGAATTGTGAGTGTTACAACCCCATTAGACAACCCTTCAGAGAACTTTACATCAAATGCATCAAATGCAACCTTACTTCTTCCAATAAAATCCCCACCAGCCCAAGTCTCACCCAACAAGATACAACCTTCAGTATCTTTATCTGTATTACCAGAGTGAATACGAACACCCTCAAAGTTACATACATTAAGAATGTGTGGCATCATCTTACCAAACCTACTTGACATATCTTTAATTACTTTATATGTACCATATGGTATTGAAGTTTCACCTGCTACTTTAACTCCTGCATCTCTAGTCTTATCCTCTAAGGTAAAACATTGGAAGGTGTTGTCAATGTATAGTCTACCAATTGTATAGTTAGTACCAAACTCTATTCTCTTTAATACTAGATTCATTTGTCCTCCACAGCAGTTGTAGTTTTAAATCTTAAGACAACCACTACAATACCAACAGCTACAAAAGCAAGTCCGTAGTTTTCTTCACCTATCAACTTACGTAGGTAGTCAAAGTTCTGTTGTAAAGAACCTAAGATTACTAATAGTAAACCATAGTTGATTGTCCAACTCTTCCTCCATTGTTTTAATTTAGACATTATAATAGGGCATCTTATATGCCACCCCTCCAATTGTAATTGCAACATACCCTACTGGTTGAGCAGGAAGGGCAGATGCTGTTCCAGTTGCACCTACTGTAGTACCAGTTGTATTAGTTAAATCTACAGTAGCAGTAACAGTACCTCCAGTAATGGCAACAGCACTTGCATTTTGAGTAGCCATAGTACCAAAGGTAGGTAATGAAGCTACAGAAGCATATTCAGCACTTGTCAAGTGATATCTGTTAAGAGAGTCCCCACCCTGTATAAGGGTAAGGTCATTATGGTTTCTAGTTACTATAGAAGTTATATTACTCCCTAAAAAGTTTAAACCATTAAAGGCTTGACTTCCTGCAGTTGTAGTATAAGTATATAGTTTAAAGAACCAATCTCTCCACTCATGGTTCTCAGCAATAGGATTGTTAGGTATAGGACTAATAGGTATGGTCATATCTTACTCGTATGTAAACTCAGTACAGTAACCCAACTTCTCTAGCTTAGGTAAGTCTTTCTCAAGACGTTCACCAATGTCATCACGAACAATTAGACTATTAGGTATCTTTATACAGTCCATGACTTCATAGGCTTTCTTCGCAGCTTCCTTAACAGTAGTCGCGGTTCCAGTAGTAACAAGTACATAATCACCAGCGGTAACCAACATAGCTTCTTCAACAATCTTACCATCCCTCATTATAGGACCTTTACCCATCTTAACTTCACATAGATGAATATCATCCATTACTTTTTCTAAACCATAGATAGGATAGTTAGTTGGGTCTCTACCTGTTTGCTTTGTAAATGGGAAGTCTGGAATTGCAGCGACCACACCAACAGCAATCTTGTCAGAAGCCTTCAACGTATCTTTACCATTAACTAAGTCAAGCATCCATTCTACTGGGTCACCCTTATGTAAGGCAGTCTGTATGTTAAACAAAGGCCAACCAGGTCTTGTAGTCCACTCTAGGGGTCTAGGTGAGCAACTACTATCATCAATAATAAAAGCCAAGTCCACATACCCAACATAAGATATATAACTTAAGTAATCTTCTACCTTAGAAAGAGTATCATCATATAGTTTACTTTCTTTTACATACTTAAGTACAGTACCCATCTCACCAGTATTCACACCATAGTTAGAAGGCATTAGTTTCTTGAACTCAAAGTTCTCAGTAATTAGTTTATTAAAACCATGAGGTCCAAACCAACCACCTACTGCTACTTCAATTCCTGGAGTAAACTCTTGTAAGATAAAAGGTTGTTTTAAGTTACCACTCCTCTTCCACTTCTCTAACATGAATACCATGTCAGCTGCACTATTAGATACATAACTAAGAGCCTTATCTGCATCTCCTGAAGGTTTAGATACATAACGTATAGGCTTGGCTTTAACAGCAGCAATAGCCTCATTATAACTTTCATAGGTAACAGAGGGAATGACATCTAAGCCAGCCTTTTCAAGTATATCCATACCAAACCCACGGTCTAACTCCAAGTCTGAACTGACGTTAGAAGCACCTACAATAGGGTAACCCTTCTTGTGATACTTTTCTAGTAAGTGAACTTGGTGAGCATTGTCTGATAAGACAGTTATATCAGCCCAATCCATATGGGCTTCCCAATTAGTAATACGAGAGATAAGACCCTCACCAATAGGTGAAGCTCCGTAACGTCCAGGTTTAATCCATTGTTTAACCTTATGTCCTTGAGACATTAGTTTAATAGCAAAGTCAGTAAAACTACCAGCTGAGTCTAATAAAAGTACATTCATCTATTGATTTTTCCATTTAGCACTACGATGTAAACCTGCAACTGTTTTCTTATGTGCTTCTTTTTTACTCTTTATAGCTGCTTGTTGACTAGGAGATTGTATGTCAAGTTGTTTAGCAAGCCAAGCTCTTTTACCACTAGCTGGGTCTGCTTGTATTTTCATTTCATCACCTATTAAAGGTGCTTGTCCACCTAAATATTTAGCTACATCAAAGGCAATCTTCTCAGCTGAGTCTTCAGGATGGTAGACAGGTTGTCCACTGTAAAGTTTTCTATCTGCAATTAATTGAGCACCTGTTAATAAGGCTGGATTAAAAGTAAAAATAGAAGACATAGCAGCCATAGGGTCTTTTTCATTCTTAACTACTCCATCAATGGCATGGAATATATGGTAAGGACCTGCTCTACGTTGAGTAGCCTCTTTATTACCTGATAACTCTTGTGCAATCATATCTTGTAAAGGGTAGAGTACACTAATAGCAACAGCAATAGCAGCAAGTGAATCAACACCATGACCAAAGTCAGCAAAACCTTCCTTACCCTTACGGATAGCAGCTACATCTTTACCTGTTTCTATAAGTGATTTAACCAAACCAAAGTGATACCTAGAGAACACAGTTACATTAGGGTTTTGTAAGGTTTCTGATAGACTTCTAGACATACTAGCACCTAACAGTTTCTCACCTACTCTAGGAGTAATACGGTAAGAAGGCATATGACGTTCTACTTCTTTAATAGCAGCCTTTCTATCCATACCTCTGTACTTCATCTTCTCATCAAGAAGTTGCATATACATAGCATCACGAACTACCCACATAGCAGTATTACTTGCCTTAGAGATAGCATCATATAACTTCATAGGAGATAGGGCTAAACTCTTAGCTAAACTGTCTGCTTCAGGAGTCTTCATAAACTCTTTAGCTGCTTTAGTAAATAAACCACTTTGGAATGCATTGTTACGAACATTAGCTGAAAGTAAAGAACCCCCTTCATTAAGTGTTTGAAGATATTCTGGAGACATATTAAGAACGTGTTTAATAGCTGGGACAGCTGTCTTAGCAAACCTAGCTATACCAGCTGGAGTAACCCAACCAGTTAAACCACGGGCATTATACAAGTGCCAAGCCTCATTAAATATGTGAGGTATTGGGTTCAACATCATGTTCTTAATTAACATTCCACTAAGATTAGTCAGCATATTAGGAGAATTGGTTTTAGCAAAGTCCTCTATAAGCTCTGAAGTCTTTTTCTCGAAAGCCATACCAGCAAACTGAGGTAACTTATCTATATGTTTAGGTATAGCAAACCCCTCTTTAATAGGTTCACCTACCTTAACAAGCTGACTAGCCTCTTTAAAACCTTTACTATCCATAATTTCATCAAGCATCTGAAGAGCCCTTAGCTTTTCTCTACTCTCAGCTAAAGCTTGGTATAGAACCATTTGAGGGTCTTTCTCATACTGATATGGTGTATGTGTCTCTACCTCAGCTCTATTATAGTTCTTAACAGTCCAATCCCCAATCTTATTTCCAGCTTTTAATTCGTCAATACCATGAATAAAGGTAGTAGGTTTACCATTGTTCCACTGTAAGATAGTTCCTTCAGGACCAGCCTTACGTTGAACAACAATACGTTTACCACCCTTTTCAAGAACAAAAAAGCTGCGTTCTTCACCACTCTTAGGAGCTTTAGCAATATTCTGGTCTAATCCACCTTTCTCACCACCAATTACAGCTGTTTTAAATTGCTCTAATACGCTAGTCTTTTTTGGTATAAGTCTATGGGGAAAATAACCACCACTCTTATATGCATCCATTTCAACTTGAGTAATAGCACCTCTACGCATAAGCTCTCTCATGATTAAACCATGTTCTTTAAGTTCAGGAGCAAAGAAAGTATTAGCAAGTTCCATTTGTCTTTTATCTAAAGGATGCGAACCATTAGTTTCAAAGTGCTTTTCTATAGTCATTCTATCTTCATTAGACAAGCCAGCTTCACTAGAAGCTTTACTTCTTAAAGTAGCAATAGACAAGTCTGCTTGTTTAGCGTTACCTAATGAAAAGAATGCATCACCCGCCCATTGGTCCATAGCCTCTTTACCTTGAGGTATAGGGTGTACTTCTGTATCAGGTACAGCATATATAGGATTATTATCTATGTGTTCTTTAGCTAGAAGGTTTATACGACGTTCATAGTCAGCTTCTAGTTCATCAGGTCCTTGTGGACTTCTTGTATGAGCCTCTTCATGTGCTAAAACAAACTGAGCAAACTCTTCTTTAGTTTTAAACTTAGAATAGGTGCCTGGATAATGAGTGCTAATAGAACCATCATTAAACATTTCATTGATTTGAGCTACATCTAGTTCAATTAGTTTAGCAGAACCATCTTCATTACGATGCATACGACCTAGAGTAGGTTTACCCTTAGCATCAAATGGCATAGGGTTACCTTGACCATCAGTAATACCACCTTTAAAGATAGGTACTCCATCAGCAGACTTCTCAGCTGGTTCCCACTCTTTATATTTACCTGTCCATGCAGAAGCAGTTGGGTCTACAGTAGGTGTATACCCGTGGAATACAGTACCTACAGATTCAGCTAGTTTAGTTGGTTTAGGGAAAGCAGCACCAAATCCAGCACTAGCTAGTAGATAATAAGGGTTAAATTCACCTTTTTGAGCTTGATTGACACCTTCCATACCAGCACCAAAGCCAGCCATACCAACTCTTTGTGCTCCAGCACTAATAGTTTTACCAGCTGCATATTCAATAGGTTTAAGAGCACCAGGTCCAAACATAGGAAGCATACCTACTAGGTCACCAGTAAAGGCAGCATCAGGATGCTCTTGTCTACCACGTTCAATAGTAGCTTTATCAAAACCTATGGTAGCTTTAAGTTTGTCAGGGATAGTGTCAATAGCTGCATTAATGATAGCTGAACCACCAAACATACCAGCTATACCACCAACAACTGAACCTACAGCTGCACCTACAGGACCTGCTGGAGCTCCTAGAACACCACCAACCTCAGCACCTAAACCCATTAATGGTAAACTACCAATACCAGTTACAGCACTCTTAGCAGCACTCTTAGCTCCAACTTCTAGAGCAGAGTTCTCATCACCTACAGGTTTTTTAGTTGCTAACTTTAGATAAGGATTATCTTGAGGTTTAGGTTTAGGTGTTTCTTTAGCTTTAGCAATCTTATTAAGGTAGTCCCTAGTCTCAGAAGGTAAATAGTCTTTCCAACTACCACCTTCTTTTTTAGCGCTAGCTTCAGCTTTATGAACACCACCAGTACCAGCATTATAAGCAGCATGACCCTTTTCAACGTCACCACCATTCTCTTCAATCTTCTTAGCTAAGTAAGCACTACCTATCTTCTTACCATATTGTTTATCAAACTCTAATGAGTAGGGATTGTATTCTACATTAGCTAGTTTAGCTGCTTCACGAGCAGTTGACGGTTGTACTTGAGCAATACCCCTAGCCCCTGTCTTAGAGGTTAGAGGGTTACCTTGTTTGTCAAACTGTCTACCACCACTCTCAACAGCAATGGTAGCATCATCCTCAGCAGATGTAACAGGAGTAGCTAACCTTAGGTATGGGTTATCCATTAGCTAGTTTTCTCTAGCTCATCTAGTTTCTTCATAAGGCCATTCAACTTCTTGATGTCTGCTTCCCGAGCTTTATTACCAGTTATAAGTTCACCAACTGCAGCTACACCTCTAAGTTCTCTAGCAACTATATCCTTTTGAGTTTGTATAGACTCTTTAGTTCCTGCAGATACATCCCCTTTAATAGCTCCAAGAGGGTCTATCTTACGTCTAAGACTCTTAACTTCATCTTTAACCTCTTTAATAGTCTCAGCTCTTTGAGTAGCCCTATTCTTAGCCTCAGACTGTTTATCTAATGGTTTAGGTTTAACAGCTTCAGCTGGTTTAACTTGTTTTACAGGAGTATCTAAAGTCATACCTGGATGTTGTTTCTCAAAGGTAGTTTTAACTTTAAGAGCACCTTCTGTATCACCTTGAGCAGTTAAATCAGAATAAGCACTCTTAGCTAGCCCTTGTAACTTCTCTGGAGACAGACCAGCATAAGGGTCCCCACCAGGAGCAGTAGAAGTAGACGCAGTTTGAGTATCACCTGTACTTTGTTCACTAGGTGCTTGACTAGGACGGTAAGAGTTTTTACCTTGATTAATTAAAGCTTTAATCTCTTTACTATCAGTACCCTTAAGAAGTTCATCAAACTGGTCATTACCCTCATTAAATGTATTTTGATAGTCAGAAGACCTCTTAACTTCACCAGCCATCTGACCTTCATTAATTGCAAGTTGGTCAGCTCTGTCCTCAGAGGATAGAAGATAGTTATTAGCAATCTCTTTATGTTGAGTAGCTAAAATCTTTTGACGAGCAATAGATTGGTTGTAAGCATCACCATGAAGTTTAACATTCTTAGCAATTGCATCCACTGAGTTCTTGTAAGCTGTCATTCTTTCTTTAATAGGAATATCTTTAGTCTTAGCTTCATTCAAGTGAATAATAGAAGCATTTACAGCATCTTTAACTTTAAGTTCCTTGTTCTTAAACTCAAGGTCAGCTTCTTTAACATCAGCCCTACCTTTGATTTGAGCTTGTACAGCAGAAGCTCTAGCACGTTCAGCATGTGTAGCAGCACCATCTACCAACCCATGAGCTAGTTGGTCACGTTGTGCAGGGTCTTTCATCTTAATATATCTGAGAGCTTCACTCTCGTCTAAATTACCACTAGATACCAAATCATAGATAGTTTTATTCCAATCAGCATCTGTCTTAGTACCACCTAGATACCCAGCTGCACTTTGAGCCATCTTCTCAAGTTGTTTATCTTGTAAAGCAGCAACTTCAGTTTGAGCATCTCTATGCTTCTTGTCAACACCATCTAACTCTTCACGAGCAGCTTGAGCTAAAGAGGCATGACCTGTAGAATCTAAAAGAGCAGCTTTCTTTTTAAGTTGTTCTTTCTCTTGTCCAATTTGGTCAGTTTCAGCTTTCTTTTGTTTATATAGGTCAGTTATACGTTGTTGTGTAACCACTTCAGCCTTCATCTCAGGAGTTTCATAACCTCCAGGTTCAGTAGCTTTAGGTGGTTCAGGAGTATCAGTCTTTGGTTTTTCAGCATAAATGTCAGCTAGACCTTTACGCATTGTCTCTTCATCAGCAGTAGCTTTCTTAGAAGCTTCAATCTGCATAGCACCTTTTTCAAGGTTCTGAGATTCACTTGCTATTCTTTGTTGTTGTTCTGTGTAGTCTGCAGCAGAAGTTAGTTGTCCAATAGCCATTAATTATCCCCAGAAAGACATTGCGCCAGTAGGTCCAAATAACCCTTGAAGACCTGACGTTACATTATTTATAGCTGCAGTTTGATTAGTAGTTTGTGCATTAGCAGCACTTGCTCCAGCTTGTTGACCAGCAGCAGCTCCACCAGTAGATAGGTTCTGAAGGTTAGTTACTTGGTTTTGGTATTGCTGACCAGCATAGTTTTGACCAAACTGACTAAGGGCAACTTGTTGACCACCACTTTGGGTTTGTCCTGTAGCAGCCATAGTTCTGTTAAGACCTTCTTGACCTTGTTGCATACCAAACTGATATCCAGGAGTTTGATTAACCATAGAAGGGTTAGACACTAAGTTATTTAACATAGCTGCATAGTTAGCTTGATATGGAGCATTAGGGTTAGCTTGATTGGTAGCTGCTTGTGGAGACTGTCCTGGATTAAGTACATTACCTATACCACTAGCTATTTGAGAGACACTAGTAACTCCTTTAGCAACATTACCTAAAGTAGACATTAAACTACCAGTACCACCAGTACCACCAGCTAGATTAGCTAAAGGAATTAATGAACCAGCAGCTCCTGTCATTGCTCCACCAGCACCTATAGCAGTAGAGAGAGAAGCACCGTCTAAAGCTCCCATAGCAGTACCAGCTAAAGCAGGGGTAGCTCCAGAGATAGCTGCAGTTGCAGCAGCATCAGTAGCAGAAACACCTCCTAAGCTAGCCATTGACTCTCCAGTTACAGCTGCTCCAGTTACGTCAGCAGCACCTCCAAGAAGTCCTGTAGCACCTCCTGTTGCAATGGCAGATACAGCCATTAAAGCTGGATTAGATGCAACAGCATCAACAGCCCCTCCTACTAAACCACCTACAGTATCAGCTACTGAAGATACTATATCTGTTACGAAACCCATAAATATTCCTTTTTAAAAGATAGCTTGACTTTACTATTAGTTACTGATGTAACTCTAAAGCCAAACTTCATTATCCACTTAAGACCTGATATATTATAATTATCAACTGATGCTACTAACTCTGAGTATTGCTCTAGTAGCGGTAGAATAATAGTTTTAACATATTTTCTAGGATACCAAGGTCCATCTATTGCCATGTGTAGTTCATTCTGTTTAGTGAATATAGCACCAACCACTTCTTGTTTATATTCTATTGGGTGTACAGTCCACTTTTCTAAATATGTACAGTATTTATTAAAATCTAGTTTACTACCATACCCTTTCTCAAAAGCTTCAAAGCTTTTCAGGATAGCCTTATCCTTGACTTCCTGAGCCAAAGTCTCCTGAGAGTTGTAGTTCTGCATTCTCTAATCTCAATGGGTAGTTACCTGTATAAAAGAATTCATAAGCTCTTCGTTTAAAAGAACCTAAGTTATACAAGCAGGGTTTGGTTAAACCTAAGTCTAGTTGTCTATAGTTAGACCAACTGTTATAATCATCGTCTGTATGACGGACATTTATTATATCATTAATTGAATCACCTGTCAAGGTTAAACAACTATTTACTTTTCTATTATAAGTACCTAGTAACATTCTTTGTGTTACTATACGAACAGATATAGGACCAAAAGGGTCAAAGTAGGTTGAAGGACTTATAGTGTATATATTACCTGTAACAGCATCTAAAACATATGTTGTACCATCTCCAACTGGGAATGGTTGTACAAAGGTACATTCGAAATAACCCTCACCACCTCCAATGAAAGCTTTACTAGTAGTCCAGTAGTGCCACTCTTTTTCTTTAAGGTCATATACTAATGTAATGTCTTGGTCTGTTAAGACTAAACCATAGAATGTATGCCCTGCAATCTTGTAAGACCAACTATAAACCCCACCCAGACTACTTGCATTAAGAAACCTCTCAACAGCAGGAGTTGAAATAGGTACAGCTTGTAAACCAGTAAGCATAGCTACTTGTCTACCACCCTCTTGAGCATTAGTCATCCATAGAACAGTTTCTTCAAAGGCTTGTATAGAATCTCCAGAAGCACACCCAAGCTCTAGTTTAGCAGTAGCATTAACAGATAGAACACTTCCAACTGCATTAGCATTATCATAAAAGAACTCTGTAGAGTATTGTTTAAAAGCTACAAGATAGTTAAGATGTTTAGCAATGGCAACACCAAGGTCACTTTCAGATTGGGCTGTAACATAGTTTAATGGATTCCAAGATGTAGGGTCCTCTTGGTCACTTTGCCATATTTGAGCTTTAGAGTCCATAGCAAAGACATAACCATCTAAGTATACTAAACCATCTACAGGATTAGCTGGGAATGCATTTAAAGCCATAGAAGCTGTAGCAGCAGCTCCAGCATAGGTTAGGGTAGCCGTACCATTTACAACTGCTCCTGAGGTATGTGTAGGAGCTGTGACACCTAATGTACCACCAACAGTTGCTGTATATAGGTTAGCTCCATAAAAGATTTGGTCATTCAAAGAAATAGACGCAGAAGCAACCCAGACAGTACCTATAGTAACAGTAGGAGCGGTAACATACCCCACACCTCTATTAGTTAAAGTCATTGTAGTTAAACTACCTGAGGTAAACACATAGCTAACTGCAGCTGTAATACCACTTGGAGGTGGTGAAACAACAACAGTAGGAAGTGTTGTATATCCAGAACCTGGGGTTTGAACAACTACATTCCATACTTGACTACCTATATTAATAAAGTTATTAGTAGCATCTAAGTAATATCCAGTAATATTATCATGTAACACCATATAAGGATGTGGACTAGTTGTTGTAGCTGTATTTACAAAGTTTATAGTATTAGTGGTACTTAAACCAGTACCTCTAACTACTGCAGTACCACCTGTAATTTGGTTTAAAGTACCATTAGCTACAGCATACAAATTATTATTATAAACCCATAAACCTTGACCTAAAGAAGGTAAAGCAGGAGTAATTGTAAACTGAGTTTTACCAGGTCTTTTAACAGCAATCTTACGTCCAGCAACAGTCTCTTGATAGCAATTAACCATCTTAGCATCTTTAGTTTTATCTGTAGACCTAAAGGTCATAGGAGTTACTAATGGTAAATCAATCTTTGGCATTAACGGAAGCCTCCAGTTTGCATCCTTAAGTCTGGAACAAAACGAACTGCTACATCTTCAACATCAAAGTCTTCTACTTCCTTCTTAAGGAGTAGTGCCTTCATATCATAATAGGCTCTCTCTTGCATTGTCTTATCATAGTCACTAGCTATCTCAGCCATCAATGCCCACTTCAAAGCTAAGAACCATTCAGCAGGGAAGTCAAAGTTATCAGTAGGTTTAACCATGTCCATTAAAGAACGTTGTACGGTCATGTATAGGACGTAGTTAGATACGGTACTACTATCAGGGGTTAAATATACATTCACTATCCCACTAGTAACATTAGGTGTATAAAATATACTATTCACTAAACCAGTAGAAAACTTACTTCCTAAAGTATTATACTCTTGTCTAGAGATAACTTGCATAGGTATATCTACGTTAGGAGTTACTTGTACATTACGCAAGTAGCTTTGTATAACCTTTAAAGGTTTAGGAGATGTTAAGTCTGACCCTGTACCTGTAGGTCCAATAGTATAACTAG